TCAACTTATACAGTTTAAGTTGGGGATTACATTATGGAAGATTTTTTGTGGGTTGAAAAATACCGCCCTAATACTATTCGTGACTGTGTTTTACCAGATGAACTAAAAAAGACCTTTGGACTATTTGTTCAAGACAAACATATACCTAATATGATTTTAAGTGGTGGGCCAGGCGTTGGTAAAACCACTGTTGCAAAAGCAATGATAAATGAAATCGGTTCAACGTATATGATGATAAATGGTTCAGAGGAATCTGGTATTGATGTTCTACGAACTAAAATCAAAAACTTTGCATCTACTGTATCTCTTGAAGGTGGTAGAAAGTATCTTATCATTGATGAGGCAGACTATCTAAATCCTCAATCTACACAGCCTGCTCTGCGTGGTTTCATGGAAGAGTTCCATAAGAACTGTGGATTTATTCTGACTTGTAATTTTAAGAATAGATTGATACCACCACTTCATTCCAGATGCAGTGTTGTAGACTTTATCATCCCTAATGAACAGAAACCAAAACTTGCAAGTAGATTCTTTGCAAGAGTCGGTGATATTCTAAATAGTGAGGGAGTAGAGTTTGAACCAAAGGCTGTAGCAGAACTTATGAACAAGTTCTTTCCAGATTGGAGAAGGGTTCTAAACGAGTTACAAAGATATTCTGTATCTGGTAAAATAGATGCTGGTGTCTTGGTAAATCTATCAGAGAGTAATCTTAATGAACTTTATAAAAACCTTAAAGAGAAAAATCTTACTGAAGTTCGTAAGTGGGTTGTCAACAATCTGGACAACGATCCAGTTCGTATTTTTCGTAGGGTTTATGATTCCCTTTATGATAATTTGGATAGTTCCACTATTCCTCATGCTGTCGTTATCATTGCAGAATATCAGTACAAGTCAGCCTTTGTCGCAGACCAAGAAATAAATATGCTTGCTTTCTTTACTGAGTTGATGGGACAGGTAAAGTTTAAATGAGAAAAAAACTTTCACTTAGAGATACCGAAAATATACCAGATGATTACTCCTATTGTGTTACTTGTAAAAAGAAAAAACATAATTATGATTTTCATTGGTATTTATCTCCAGATGGAAAAGCTAGAACTAGGGTAAATGGTTCATGTAAAAACTGTAGGAGTGCTCTTAGTAAAGAAACAGAAAGTTTAAAAAAAATTATCATACCACTATGTCCTAGACCAAAATGGGGTGAACTTTGTGAGTCGTGTCATAAACCAGTATATGAAAGACAAGGCGACATTCCAGAGGGAGTTGAAGGAACATATGCATTTAGTTTTGACCATGAACATGGTTCTACTCACTTTAGGGGGTGGATATGCAAACCATGTAATACTGGATTTGGTTTATTAGGAGATACTTACGAGTCAGTAAAAGAGAGGTTAGAATATTTAAAAAGAGCAAAATTGAATGAAAATAAAAGTCAGAGGAGTATTCCAAATCTAATGGAATTTATGTAAAATGTATGAACTCAAAGATTATCTCAACACAATTAATTATCAAAAGAAAAACTTGATGGATGCTGATGATGAAATGTGGGAAAAGAAATATCCACCTTTTATTGTCAATAAATGTCTTGCACCATTTCCAGACACTATAATGCTTGTAAATGAAATGAACAAATATCACCACCTAGATAAAAAGTTACAGTTTGATTTTTTACTAAATAGTATAAGAACAAGGAAAAGATTTGCTCCTTGGCTCAAAAACGAAAAAGTAGAAAATCTTGAGTGTGTTAAAGAGTATTATGGTTATAGTAATGAAAAGGCAAAGTCTGCTCTTAAAATACTTAATGATGAACAGATAAGGACTATCAAAGATAGTCTGTATAAAGGTGGAAAAAATGGAAAGCATTAATTGGACACAAGAGCAAATGCTTGAAGTTGAACTGAAAGAACCAGATGACTTCTTAAAGATTCGTGAGACTCTATCACGAATAGGCGTTGCTTCCAGAAAAGAAAAAGTATTATATCAGTCATGTCATATCTTGCACAAACAAGGTAAGTATTACATCGTGCATTTCAAAGAGTTGTTTGCACTTGATGGTAAACAAACTAATCTATCAGAAAACGATATCGCAAGACGAAATACAATTGCTAAATTGTTAGGTGATTGGGGTCTAGTTGATGTTAAGGGTTCAGTAGATGTATCTGCACCATTAAGTCAAATTAAGATTATTTCATTCAAAGATAAAAACGATTGGACACTTGAAACTAAATACAACATAGGTAAAAAAAGAGAGGCTTAGTTTTGGAGAAGTTCAGTTCATTTATTACGGAACAGAAAGAGGAGTCGTATCGGTTAATCGTATTCAATAACTCAAATGAAGATGTAAGAGATGTTGGTAAAAGAACAAGACCAGATTTTAAATTGTATGTAGATTCAGCTAAAAAAGTTGGCATTGAAATTTTTAATGTAGAATACACTGGACTTTTTGTTTCTGAAAATAATGGAAAACTTTTTTTAAATTCTTTTGAATTTGATGATGATGGTGTCGTAATCACACCAACTGAATCTGGTGATGCAAAATATCAGAAACCGATTGAAATAAATCCAGACAACACTTTAATATTTGCTAGAGGATTAGGAACTTTCGGTTACACTACAAATAGAAGATGGGTAGATATAATTAAAGGACTAGAGGATAGAGGGTTTAAAAGCATACCATCTGTAAAAACATGGGATATGTGTTCAAGTAAATATTACTGTGATCAACTATTCAATCAGAACAATTTAAGAAGTCCAATAACAGTTCCCATAACATATTCTGACGATTCAGAAAGAGCTGTAAAAGAGGGTGGACTAAAATTTCCATTGATACTAAAATCATCCAGTGGTAGTCAGACTGGAGTTGGAGTTATTATAATGGAAAGCATGAAGTCTTTACATCCCACCGTTCAGATGTTAAGTTTTTTACAACCATATGTGGATCTTCTGGTTCAAGAATACATTAAGATTGATTATGATATTAGAGTTTTAGTTGTGAATGGTGAGGTGCTTGCATCAATGAGAAGAAACGTCATGGATGATGATATTAGAAGCAATGCATCATTGGGTGCAAAAACAGAATCAATAGAACTTACAGATATAGAAAAAGAAACAGCAATAAAAGTAGCAGAGTTGGTTGATGGTGACTTAGTTGGTGTAGATTTACTACCAGCAAAAGACAGGGAAAAAGAACAACCATATATACTTGAAGTTAATGCGACACCAGGCTTGGGTGGTATTGAAGAGGTTACAAAAGATAAAAGTGTAACACAGGAAATAATGAAAATCTATATGAATAGAGAAAATTGGAGCTAAAGGAGAAAAGATAATGGCTTGTATAGGACACCAAATGTTAGATGCATTGAGAGCAAAGTATGAAGCACAGTATAAAGAAGCAGAGGTAACTTTAAGAGTGTATGCAAACAATCCAGTTGCGATTGGAGAACATCCTCAACACATTGAAGAGATGGACAAACTTATTAGTGCAATGGCTGATGCACAAGACAATCTTGATATCATTAATAAAATTTATGATGATAAACAATTGTTGGTTGACTAAACGCAAAAAGTGTGATATATTTACATAATGAACTTTTACACAAATATTGCCCAATGGGGTAATTATCTATTATTAAGAGAAGTAGTGAACGGAGAAAGACTTGTTCGTAAGGTCAAGTATTCTCCGACACTATATGCTCCAGTTGCAAAGCAGACTGAACATACAACTCTTTGTGGTAAATATGTCACACCCATCAAACATAATACTATAAAAGAAGCAAGAGAGTGGTTGGAGTCTTATAAGAACCAACCACATCTTATCTATGGCAGTAATATGTATGCATATAATTATATTGCAGAACAATATCCTAATGATGTGAATTGGGATATTGACCAGATACTTATTATCACGATTGATATTGAGGTGCAGTGCGAAAATGGTTTTCCTAATCCAAAGGATGCCATAGAACCACTGTTATCAATCACAGTTAAAAATCACCAAAGTAAAAAGTTTGTTGTCTGGGGTATCGGTAAGTTTACTAATGATCGTGATGATGTAACTTACATTGAATGTGAGAGTGAGATACATCTAATCAAAGAGTTTCTTACATTCTGGGAAAGACATCAGCCTGATGTCATCACTGGTTGGAATACAGAGTTTTTTGATATACCTTACTTGTGTAATCGTATTAAGAATCTTTGTGGTGAAGATGAACTTAAAAGATTATCACCTTGGAGAAATGTTTCTGATAGAGAAGTATTTAAAATGGGTAGGCGACATCAGTTGTATGATATACAAGGTGTTGCACATTTAGACTATTTCGATTTGTATCGCAAGTTTACATATACAAGTCAAGAGTCATATCGTCTTGACCATATCGCATATGTAGAACTTGGTGAGAAAAAGTCTGGTAATCCTTAT